ACTCCTGTAAGTTTTGAAAGGATTTTACCTTAATTATTACATATGTCAAAAAGGTATATCTAATTATTACTATATTGCGAAATATCTATCTCGTCCCAATCGCCTATAGCTAATTTTTTGTAAGGCTTGAAAACTTTTTCTTTCATATCGTATGAAAACTTTGCCTCCCCTATCTTTCCATAAAGGTCTTGTTCTCTTATCTTGCGAGTAATTACATTGGTGGTGTTTTCATCAAAATCTCGGTAAACAGTAAGAACTGCGTCTGCTTGGTTGTGCCAATGGGCAGCTCCGCTAATATCATAGGCACTAGGAGCTAAATACGAGCCGTCTGAGGCTTTTGGCAGCTTAGTGGGGTGTGCAACTACCCAACAGACAATTTGATACACTCTGGCGAACCTTTTGCACAAAGAAATAAAATCTCTAATATGTTCATCTTCTCTAGTGTTTCCAGATCTCTTGGCATCTACTTCGTTGTATGGATCTATAATCAAACCATTGACCGAATATTTATAAATAGAAGATTTAGCAACTTCCAAAATATTATCTATGGTCGGAGTGCTATCTCTGGTTTCAATAAAATAAAAATGCTTATGGATAAAATCAATGGCTTCATTCAGCTCCGCTTTGGTCATGCGGTTATCAAAACCATCGTCAAAGTTTTTCTTTGAATACATTTGTACTAATCTTCTTATGTGCATACTTGTAGAGTGTTCTGGACTGAAAATTGCAAAAGACCAATCCTCTTTTTCTGCCAAAGATAAAAGCATTTGATCAAGGAAAACAGATTTACCATGATTAGGAATGCCTGTTATACAAGTAAAAGTACCTGTCATAACTTTGTAGATCTCGTCTAAGCCTTCCATACCAACCTCAACAGGTTTGACATAGTTGCCTTCATATAAATCATGGATCTGTCCGTAATAATCGTTGACAGTGTATAAACCTTCTATTGGATAAGGTTCAGCGTTATCTAGGATCTCCTTGAGTTTGACAGGACCTAGTTTCTGCAAGACTTCGTTTGCGTCTTTACAACCATCTGGAGTTTTTACAAACCAACAAATGTCTTTACCTAGTCTGTGCAGTAATTCCTGGTGTAAGGCTTCGCCTGCTTCGTCTTTATCTGTAAACAGAACTACCTTTTTTGCTTCTAATGGACAATTAGCTAAAGCATTGAACCTAGAATCCTTTTTATCAAACTTGGCAACCTTACCTGCCCCATTAGGTAAAGAAGTTGCATGGAAACCAACTTCGGCACAGGACAGTACATCCATTTCGCCTTCAACAAAAATTATTTGTTCTTGATTGTGTATAGCATCGTAATTGTAAAGAATAGGCTTCGCCCCTGCGGATTGTCTAAAGTTCTTATCTTCGGATCGGTATTTAATATTTTGAAGCATACTGTTCTCATCAAAATACTGAAAGCCATACCAACCATCTTCTTCAAAGATCTTAAATTTATCCACAGTGGTTTTTGATATACCCCTGTTCTCAAAATACTTATACATTTTCTCATTCTTGTTCAGTATTGGTTTTTTTGGTTGCACATATTTTCTCATGGGCTTGTTAAAATGCACTACCTTATTTTCATAATAACTACCTTTCCAATCGCAATGATGGCAATACCAAACACAGCCTGCTTCATTTATCGTCAAGCTAAGTGGGTTATCTTTCATTGAGTGAGGTGGTTGGCATTTAGGGCATTTGAGTTTTTGTGTTCCGAAATCATGTCGTCTAAGTTTGATTCCGTGTTCTTCTGGTTTTAAGTTTTCATTTTCATTCATAATTTATCCTGCGAGTTTGTTCAATTTATTTTTACCAAATTTAAGCACACTATTATCTTTATCTAAATAATCCATCCATCTTTCTTGGTTCAACCAAGTAGAAGGGTGTGGAATATATTGGATATCAGTGTTCTTTTTTTCTTCACTGAAAAGCACTACACCTTTCAGTAAATTCTTGTGATCTTTTTCTTGGATCTTCTTAAATATTTTTGCAGCTTGTTTCTTTGCAACTTTTCTTGGATAGACCTTCCAGAACTTCTCAAAGATTTGATCATATATTTCTTTAGTATCTTCTTTAGTATTATCTGGTGTCTGAACCACTACCCTAGTGGTGTCAGAACCCCTACCCATCAATAAATGATATTTGTTAGATGTGTAGCTCCCATTATCTAGTTTTCTTTTTTCAATTCTTAACAAACCCAAAGATTCAAATTCTTTTATGACTTTGATAATTCCTTTTTGATCTTTTATACCAACCATCTTGGCAATGTGCTTATAAGACGGAAAACAAGATCCATTTTGATCGGCATAGTTAGCCAGGATTACTAATATTAATTTTTTTGTTGGTGTCAGACCATCGGTACGCAAAGCGTGATTCAAGTATTCAATTGACATATCACTCCTAATTACAGGAATAATTTCAACGAAACTTAATCAGCTAAATAGAAATCATTAGGACTTACAGATCCATCTGTAGCCTTGTAGATCAAACGCATTTGTGATTTTTTCGGTATTCGTTGACCTAAAACATATCTAGCAAGAGTCGCTTGTTTTATTTCTTCGCCTGTCAAAGACTTAAGGTCAGCCAGAAATTTATGCTGCGATAATTTGTTTTCTTGTAAATATTCTTTTAAAGTCACTGTTGAGATTATCCCTTTTTGGTGTAAACTGTACTCCTTTGAAATGAGAAAGTAAAATGAAATCTAACAATCCTTACGAAATTTTTGAGATAGATCATCTCTCCGCAAGTAGTATCAACACATTTATTCAAAGTCCTGCAAAGTATGTCATGCGGTATTTATTTGATTACAAGACTGTAGGAGGTCCTGCCATGTGGCGAGGCACAGCAACCGATGAAGCCATAGGTAAATATTTTGAATACGAAACCAAAACAGATTTGACCATTGCAGAATGTGTAAGATATGCAGAAGATCTTTATGATCAACTCTACAAAAGTTTTAAAGACAAACATCCAGATCAAAAAGTTGATATGGATAAACACATCAAAGAAGCAAAACAAGTAGGGATCTACACCAAACTAGCTTTAGATTTCTACAAAGATTTAGGGCAACCAACAGCCTACCAAAAGAAAATAGAATTACAGTTAGACAGTATTCCGATTCCAATGATCGGTTATATTGATCTGCTTTATCCGAACTTAGTTAGGGATATCAAAACGACAGCACGATATCCTTACGAAGTATCTTCTGCTCATGCGAGGCAAATGGCTTTGTATGCTAAAGCGGAAGATTGTTCTCCTGTGTTGGATTACATTTATGTCACCACTAGAAACAAAGAAGTGGTTACAAAACCTGTGAACGATGTAGAGGAACGAATTAAGGAGATAGAGAGAGTGGGACTCACAATTATGAATCTTCTGTCTTTGTCAAATGATAAGTATGAAATAGCAAACTATGTCTATCCTGATCTTGATACCTGGTTATGGAGTAAGGAAGAGAAAGAGTTTGCTAAAACTATATGGAGTTAAAATGAATAGACTATTAAACGCTATTGAAGAAATAGCAAATGTGCCTGATAAAGATAAACAAGTCATTAAGGGCAAACCCTATACGATGGTGACAACCAGAGTATCAATTTTTAGAAAACACTTTGGTGAGGATGCCAAGATTGAAACAGAAATAATTAATGCAGACTTAGAACTCGTTTGTATGAAAGCTACTATATCAATCAAAAAAGATGGCGAATGGAGTGTCTTGGGTCATGGTCATGCAGAAGAATTTAGGGGAACAGGTCCTGTGAATAAAACTTCTGCTTTGGAAAACTGTGAAACATCTGCAATAGGTAGAGCTTTGGCTTCTGCAGGTTTGATTGGTGGCGAATATGCTTCTGCCTTTGAAGTGGATAACGCTATTAACAACAAAGCAGAGAGTCCAAAGTTTGAAATCTTAGCCTTACCTAAAGATGGTAAGTCAGCGATTATGGCTACTGCTGTTAAACCACAACAATACTTTGATAAATTAAGAGGTTTTCTTATTAACGAAGATGGCAAGAAAGCTGATAATGCAGACGAAATATTCAAAGCCAATTTTGAAACCATCAAGCTAGTCAAGTTCAAAAACAAAGACAATGACGAACTAGATACTAAGTTTCAAAACCTAATAGACTTTTTTAACAAGCCACAAGATGAAACCG